AGTGCTGTCCCCCTTCTAACTGAGATTGGTGCTTGCTCTATTCGGTTTTCGCTTTCTTCTTTTAACCTGGCTAATCGTTCTTCTTTTTGTTTTTTATTGTGTTCGTCTCTAAGATTGATTTTGGTTTCTAATTTAATCCCTAATTTTATTTCTACAGATCTCCTTCTATTTTGTATGGCTCTAGGGGTAAACTTAATCTCCTTAGCCATCAACATCGGGCTAGGAAATTCTTGCCATTTATCTGCAAATTCTTGGTCTGTCAGGTATAGCCCAAATTGATTTTTCATTTCATCTCTACAATTAGTTAAGATATTGAAATAATACAGAAAATTTGATTACAATTATACAATCATATAATTAAGGATTATTGATGGGTCTTGAAGATCGTCTTAGAAATTGGGCTTGGTATGTTTCTTGGGGGACTGTAGTTCCTCAGCCTGACTCAACTTGTAGATCGTTTGAGAAAAACTACATACCAGAACTCGGCAATCTTTACGCACCAGAAGAACCACACTACGAGCCAGACCATCAAGATGGAGAAATAATAGAACAAGCAATTAAGGGTTTACCGCAAGAACTCAGAAAAGTATTAAAAGCTCGTTATGTGAGCCATCCATATGCTAGTCAGAATCAACTAGCCCACCACCTAAGAAAATCAACAACCAGGCTAGAAACAGATTTAACCAATGCAAAAAAGCGACTCCAAGACGAACTCGACAAGAAAGCCAAAAGTAATCACTATGCGACTCTGCTCAAGGTGTCAGGAGAAAAAGACAACGGAGAATGGAATTTTCGAGATCTACAATCATGGGATTAATGAAAGATTCGTCTGTGAGAGATGTACCAATCGTAATAGCCACTAAGACTGCTAAATGCCTCCCTGTGCTGTTAGCAAGCATAGACCAGTATGTGCCACAAGATGTTACTGTTTTCATCTCTGGTAGCGATCTAAGCCTTCCTAGGCACAAAACCATCAATGTCCAAAACATTGGGGATAATTTTGGCGATTCTTACAACCACATTGTCAATCTTGCTTACTCCATGTTTGACGAGGTAATCGTGGCAAACGATGACATAGTATTAACCCCTAGTTCTTATTGTCTACTTTTAAAAGATGTAGAACTTCTGCCAGAGGATACTGCTTGGGTATCGGCTAAATCGGATTATGTTCGTGGATACCAAAACATCCGAGCCTTCAAAGAAAGAGAAGGCATCCGATATGTAGAAGAAAGAAAAATAATTCCCACAGAAATTATTTCTCCTCTATTTGGTTATATTCACAAAGACAAGTGGGTAGACTACAAGCCTATCAACTGGTTCTCGGATGACATCCAATGCCTAGAAATAAGGGCAAACGGATATAAAAACTATGTCAGTCGGTCTTATGTCCACCATGTCGGTAGCCAAACTATCGGAATGGATCATGGCAAGAACCATCGAGAGGCAGAGCAATGGATCAAAGAAAATATGCCGGAGTTACATCAACAATGGTTTAAATGAACTTTACAATCTTTGCACCGAATTACAACGAAAAAAGTGGTGGATCATGGGTTTTACATTTTCTGTGCGATCAACTAAATAAGATTGGACACACTTCTACAGTATTTATCTATGAAAAAGAACAGATTACTAACCCTAATTTCAATACACCAGTAGGGCATATTCAGAACTCAGTAGTGGTTTACCCTGAGATTATTACCAATAATCCTCTACAAGCAAAGTATGTAGTCCGTTATTTGCTAAACAAAGAAGGGTATCTACAAAAAAGAATGATTGAGTGGAAAGAAAAAGACTATCCTCTTTCGTTTTCTACAGTTTACAGAAATGATTGCGAAACCTTGTTTTATCCAAATAGCGACTTATCTACTTTTTACAACGACAACCAAGAAAGAACACAAAATGCGTTCTATATTGGTAAAGGTTATTTGTACGGAGATTGTCCCAAGCTAGATTGTTTTGAGATAACTAGATCCTATCCAGAAACAAAACAAGAACTAGCAAATGTATTAAAAAAGACAAAAATACTATTTTCTTACGATGCACATACAGCCACAAACCTAGATGCTGCACTCTGCGGATGCTTGCCATACCTTCTACAAAAACCACTACCAGAGCTACAAAATGCAGAACTTGGAAAGTTTTGGGCAGAATCGCAAGATGAGATTGAGTCTGCTTTGTTAGCCATTTCTACATTGCATGATCGAGTTAAACAATTACAGGATAGTTTTCCACAACGATTAGGTAACCAAGTCGTTAAGATCAAAAAACATTTTTACTTGTAATAACCAAAAAATACTTGTATAATTTTCTTGGGTAATTGCACCCAGAATTTAGTGATTCTTCTTTATAGCCCTAGCAATAGGGCTTTTTTTTGGATGAAATATGGAAAAAAAAGGTATGTCAATAATGATTGGACTCCTTGGCAAAGAGCCTAAGATGGCTGAAAAGTCCGAGGGCGGTCTATTAGAGTCGGATACCGAATCTTGCCCACTCTCTACAATGGATGCCGATATTAATAAAGGCAACATGAAAAAAGCAGTCCTAACAGCCGAATATGGTGATCGTAAGGATGGCGAAGGCAAGTGCAAAGCCTGTGAATACTACGAAACAGGCGAAGAAATGAGCAAGTGTGGTGTTCCCAAGGATATGGGTCATTGCGAAATATTCGATTTTGTCTGCAAAGGTGAACGAGGCTGTATGGCTTTTGAACCTATGGGCGCAGAAGAAGGTGAATATGAAGGAGAAGAAGATTGAAACAGGGTCTCTACAGCAATATCGCAGCAAAGCGTAAAAGGATAGCCGAAGGATCAGGCGAGAAGATGCGTAAGCCTGGCACAAAAGGCGCACCAACAGCAAAGGCTTTCAAGCAAGCAGCAAAGACAGCTAAACCACTAAAGGCTAAAAAATGAAGATGACCAAGGCAGAAAAAAAGATTGGTAAGGTAATGGGCGAATACAAAGAAGGAAAGCTACATTCTGGCAAGTCTAAGAAGGTGGTCAAGAACCCTAAACAGGCTATTGCTATCGCGCTGTCAGAAGCTGGTAAGTCTGCTCGATACAAAAAGTAAGTGCCAAACCAAAGAAAGAATGGCTATTTAGGTAGCCCAGATTTTGTAGAGCCACATATTTATGCCTTGTCTTTTAGGGGCAAAATAGCCTATATAGGCAAAAGCACAGGCGGTAAAAGAGGTTACTTTACAGGTGGCGTGATACCAAACAAGATTGGTAAAGAGAAATTTATTAAAGGTGTTATTGAGTATTGTGATGTAGATCAACTTAATAACAAAGAAATATATTGGATTAAGAAATTTGAGCCTAGATTTAATTTGGCTACAGGAGGTCAAGGCGGTTTAGTTGGAGATGCAAATCCAGCAAAAAGACTAGAAGTTAAAGAAAAAATATCTAAAGCATTGAAAAATAGACCTTTTTCGGAAGAACATAAACAAAAATTAAGAGAAGCAAAATTAAGAAATCCTGTTAGATATTGGAAAAACAAGCCAAGACCAGAAGAAACAAAAAAGAGAGTTTCAGAGGGTGTAAAGAGATACTATGAAAATAAAAGAAGCTGCGAAACTCTTTGAAAGAATAGGTGTTAGCGGATTTAATTCGCCTAAAAAGACACCTAGCCACCCTACTAAAAGCCATGTAGTCGTGGCAAAAGAGGGAGATAAAGTAAAGACCATCCGTTTTGGTCAGCAAGGAATGACAGGTAGCCCACCAAGAGAGGGCGAGTCGCAAGCTGACAAGGCAAGAAGAAAGTCATTTAAGGCAAGACACGCTAAGAACATAGCCAAGGGCAAAATGAGTGCAGCGTTCTGGGCAGACAAAGTTAAATGGTAAATCTGTTGTAGAATAGCAACATCATCAACCATCAACCCATAGGGAATGGAATGGAAAACTCTACAGAAAACAATAATCTACAAGTTGAGCCAACTAATAAAGGTGGCGCACCTACAGGCAACCAGAATGGTAAGAAGGGAAAGCTCTTTTACGATGCACTAAGAGTAGCCCTAGTACAAGAGGATCGTAAGAAACTCAGGAACATTACCGAGAAGTTAGTCAAGTCAGCAGAAGCTGGAGAACCTTGGGCAATCAAGGAAGTCATGGACAGGATAGATGGTAAGCCTGTTAACACTACCGAACTAAGCAATGCAGAAGGTGGAATCTTTAAGATGGTGGTCGCTTGGGAGAAGTAGAGTACGCAGACGATGAGGTAAAACGAGTCGTTATCCCTTACAAGCCAAGAGAACCACAGTTACAAATACATGAGGCGATGGAGAATAATCGTTTCGTAGTGGTAGTGGCACACAGGCGAATGGGTAAGACAGTAGCAGCACTCAATGCGCTAATTAAAGCTGCAATGGAGAACGACAAGCCTAACCCTAGGTACGCAATCATTAGTCCAACATACTCACAAAGTAAGCGAGTAGCTTGGGATTACCTTTTAGAGTTTGTAAGACCACTAGATGCTACAGCTAATATTGCTGAACTTAGGGTGGACTTCTTTGGCAGAAGAATACAGTTATACGGATCAGACAACCCAGATTCTTTGCGCGGGCAATACTTCGATGCTGTAGTGCTAGACGAAATTGGCGATCAGAATCCTAAGATTTGGAACGAGATCATCAGACCGGCTCTTGCAGACAGAAAAGGGTCGTGCTTGTTTATCGGCACACCTAAGGGCAATAACCACTTCAAGGACTTGTTCGACAGAGCAGGGAAAGAAGAAGGATGGGCAGCA